ATCTTTAACACTATCACCAACTTGGAACAGAGTGGTGTTCTGACCACCTTGAGTTTCTTCAATACCATAAAGGGAATTGTAAATACCACCATCAAGATTGATTTGGTTCAAAAAGTCCGTTCCAGTATTTACAAGATCAGGAATACCGTCTCCTGCTCCATCTTGTTCGTCATCATCTTCAAAATCTCTGTCGGTAAGAGTAGAAAGAGGTTCTGTAAGAAGTGGGATACTTTCTCCTACGGAAGTTACAACAACATGAGGTAAAATACCTGCACCACTACTAGCAGCAACACCAGCGTCAAACTGAACAATAGCATCTTCGGTTGATGGGATACCACCATCAATAAATGCCAATTCGTCAACTTCAAAGACAACAAGAAGTTCTCTCGTTGCAGGGTTCCAATCATATACTTTTGCAACTTTGTTGTTAGCGTTCTCAACCCTACGGATTACTCGGTCACCAACACTGAACTGATATGTTGAATTGCCATTAGCGTCATTCTGTCCGTCATCCAGAATAACTCTCTGGTCATAATTAAAGTTTACGCCTCTAGTAAGACCACTAAACTTACCTTCAGACTTAGAAGTATAGGAAATAGTTTCCGTATTCAGAATAAATTCTCCAGATCCAGGATAAGCATCTGTAGAATCTACATAAATTTCAGTATCTGAAGCAGTAACATCCTTTACAAGACCTGTCAAATAAATCGTGGAAGAATTATTTGCCTGACGAGCACGAGTTTTTCTTTTTAAATTTACTAACTTCGTAAAGATTACATTTGGTGCAGTAGTATATCCTTCACCAGGGTCAGTAACTGTAATTCCAGTAACTTCACCTTGAGAAACAGTTGCAACTGCTTTTGCACCAATGCCACCACCACCAGTAATTAGAACATAAGGAGGTTCTTGATAGAACTCACCACTATCAACTATAGATACACTGGTAACTTTACCTGTAGTATCAACTTCAGCCGCACCTTGAGCGCCTTGTCCTCCTCCACCACCTTCAAAGATGACTGTTGGAGGGGAAGCATACTCTCTACCATTATTAAGTAAGGATAGACCAGTAACAGTCTGTACAATAGGTGTTCCTAATGCACCAGATCCTTCTCCACCTAAAATTTTTGCTTTAGCAGGACCAAAATATCCATCACCTTGCTTAGTCATCTTGACATAAGCAATACTGCCATTAGCATCGAGCACAACGTTGCCTTCAGCACCTTGTGGGAACTGTTCAACTAAAGCAGGGACAGTATCACCCTCAAATAAAGGAACACTATAATACTTAGGACCAATAGCATATGGATATACAGGTTCTCCACTGCTGTTTTCGGTCATATAATATGCATATGTACCATTAGGATATTCTGGAGTGGGACCAAACTTACCATTGTATTCATCCAGAGTTCCTTGTGCAGAATCGTAAATATAATCCTCAACTAAGTCGCCAAGAATATAACCATCCTGAACAGATCTAATGCCTCTTCCAGAAGAAGCATATGAAAAAACATAAAGGGCAGTAGGTGCATCTACACGAACCGCTATTCTCAATTCTCTGGTAGTTGCAGTACTAAATCCAGAAAGATATGCAGTATAACTTACTTCAGATCCATCAATATAATACGAAATACCATCACCATAAACATAACTAGTAGTTCCAATATCAGCAGGATCGCCTGTAGAATGCCAACCATCCGATGTTGTAGAGAATAGCAAAGTATTGCTATCCATGGAAGAATCATCACAATTGAAGATGTATGTTTTACCCCTCTCAAGATTTAAAAATGCAGGACGAGATCCATCAAATTGATATTCATTATTTGAAAGAGTTACCGCATAAGTGACTGTTCCTGCGGTATTGACGCCGATCGTTCCTCTAGCACCAGGAAGTTCTACAGTTGTTCTAAGTCTATAAGAAGAAACTTCTCTCGCTACATCTCCACTACTGTTATATCCCCAAGGTCCGTAAATTGGATAACCATCATAAGACATACCAAGAACTTTGGAGTGCCCATCAACATGACGAGATTTATCAATAGTATTTGGATCGTTAGCATCAGACTGATAAAAATTATCAGTGTAATAGTTATTAGGACTATTATAAGTTTCAGTTGCTGGATCTAAGAGAATATATCCTTCATCGCCCTCAAATCCAGACATGTGCCTATGATAAGCACAATGATAGTAAATGCGGTTAGTTTCATCCGCATTCATGATAAACAAAGGTTGATACGAATTTTCGTAATCAGCAGCAGGTGCTTCAGAAACGCCTGAACTCTTGTAATAAACAGTTCCAGGATTTTGATTTAGAGGACCATCTTGAGTTGTGCTAAATCTGATTGGGTGTCCATTAATACCAGATCCGTTACTTGCATCTGATTGATTAATGATGATGAGATAATTTCTTTTTACCCTGATGTTTTCTGGTGCAAAATAAAATTGACCAGGAACGAAAGGACCAAACTTAGCAGCGTCTGGACCAAAATCAATATAATAGATATTCAGAGATCTAGGATCTGCTGAGATCGTAAATGAAAATCCATTAGATCCAAGACATCTATCACCATCGGAAAAAGATGCTCCCGTAGAAACATTTCTTAGATAAATTCTGGTGATATTGCCATCACCATCTCTAGAAATTTTCGCAATCTCACCTCTAGCAGCACCACTAATTTCATCTACAATTCTTCCAACTTCAACACTACCAAGTGTTTCATCTACATTGGAAACTGTCAGCATAATATTGCCAACTTCTACCTTTACATTCCAGGTATATTGCTGCAATCCGCCCCAATCAAATACACCATTATCCAATGCAAATTGATCAATGGTCTTACTAGACTGATGATACTGAATATTACTGTCGTCTACTGTATCATATACAGTATTATTTTTAATATAATCATACTTCACAGTATCAATAGAAAATCCTACAGGTGCTCCACCCGTAGTTCCCCACTCAGGAGTGTGAAGTAATGCACCGTTTGCAAGGATACCAGTTACTTTATTCTTTTGCTCTTCTCGATTACCAGGATTAGGAACGTCTTTACCACCACGGTAAATGAAGGTTTGATCAAATGATCTATCTACTAATGGTCCACCACCAGGTGCTGCTTCCGCTTCAGTCCAAGTAGGTTTTGGATGATTATCCGATACAATACGAAGTCTATCTGTTGTAGTTTGAAAAGATCCCGTAGTTGGAGAGTTGGGATGGGTCTGCCAAATTCTATTAACATCAAACGATGTTATAACATTAGGAGTTTCTTGTTCAGGAACAATCTGAAGTCTAAGAGGATCATATCCTCTACCTCTTCTTAAAACGCGAACATGAATGATTTTACCCGAATCGCTGTCGATAATCGGATATAAAATTGCTTCTTCATCTGGGGTTCCACACCCATCTACGGTTAGACGTGGAGGGTCTGCAGGGTCATATCCAGATCCCCCGTTTTTTACATTTACCGCACGAACACCGAAAATCTGATCAAAGATTGGTTCGATTACGGCACCAGATCCAGGAACTGTTCTTGCCATTTATTAACTTACAACGTTGATTGTACCGTTCATTGCAGCGTGGATTGTACACTGATAATATAATGTGGATGGAGCATCCATAGGAACTGTCCAATAAAGAACAGAAGTACCACTGCCAGTTTGTCCAGTAGTATAGGCAGTTCCACTCAAACCTTGGGTCTCTTGAATTCTGAAGGGATGTGCTCCACCTTGAACAGAATTATCGAAAGCATATGTCATTCCTCTCATAACATAGAGAGTGGGATCATTAGCAGCAGATGGGAAACCAGGACCTGCAAATGTGTAATCTGAGGCACCATTAGCATTTATTTCCCACCAAGTGATAGGACTACGAGTTACAATCCAGTCAGTTCCGTTCCAATATAAAGAATCGCCCTGAGTAACTCCAGTAAGATCCGTATCTGTCAGAGCGGCGAATGTTGTTGTTAATGTACCATCAAAGTTAATGGTTAATGTATCACCAGAAACTGCAGTAGTAATGTTAGTACCACCAGCAACAGTTAAAGTATCCGTTGCAGTATTTGCTGTCGTAGTTCCAGTATCACCAGTAACAGTAGCAAATAAGTTCTGAGATCCTGCTCCTGCTGCATCATTAGCAGGAACCCAATTAGTTCCATTCCACTTCAGAACCTGATCATTAGTAGGTGCATTAGTTGTTGTATCTACATCAGAAAGATCATCAATACCAGAATACTGAGTGAGTAATGCTGCTCTAGTATCACCAACACCACCTGCAGTAATGTTGATATTTACATATGGTTTGTCATCACCATCTACGGTGAAGAAATATCCAGGATAGGTAGCTGCAGCAGGAGCAGACCCTAAAGCACTAAATTCATTCTTATACTTGATCTTCGTAGGAAAATCAATCTCCCCCGTAGCACCATCAAAAGTATTTGTAACACTACCAGAAGAAATTAACACATCTCCTGTTCCATTAGGAGCAACGGCAATGTTTCCATTGCTTGAAGAAACAATGGTATTACCATTAACATCTAAATTTGATGTCAGACTAGAAAAATCTGATGGCAAAAACGTAGTACCGTTATACCTCAAAACCTGTCCAGACGCAGGATTGGTAACACTTACAGTGAGAGTGCTACCATTTCCTAACGCTGCATACAGCTCATTAAAGTTATCATTGATCTTGTCACCGCCAACTCGTAGAGTATCACCTGTGTTATCATTTGCGGCGGTTCCAAGACCGAGTGTTTGTTTAGCCATTACTCGCAGGAATTTTTAGTTATTTATGGGATTTCTGGATCAACTAGTTCCTCACCATAATCTGCAAGATTAGGTGCTGTCCAATCATCGGGCACGCTAGTTTCGACATCGATAACTGGATTTTGATATCCAGTACCAGTATTACTAAGTTCAACACCAGCAACACCGACCAGAGCACGAACACTTCCGTCAAATCCAGAGATAGAATCAAGTCTTACAGTAGGTCTAGATGAATATCCAGATCCGCCTGCAGTAACTCTTACTTTTTTGATAAATCCACTAGTAAGATTTGCGGTTGCTTGAGCATCTTGTCCGAAGACAGATCCAAGATAATCAAACGTAATCAAAGAGTTAGAAGATTCAATAAGAGCGACTTCTCTATCCGAAGTCTCACCCTGAATATCAATGAAGTCACCAGGTTCAACAGGAGGAACAACTTCAGCAGCATCAACGTCTGCTTCAGAACCAACGTAAGAGAACGCAACGAATGTAGAACCAACGCGAGGAATTTCAGAGAAGATAATTCTAGAACCAACAATCTCAAAACCAACTCCAGGTTCTTGCAGAACACCGTTAAGTGAAACAATGATGTTATTTTCTGGTCTGATGACACTAGACTGAACACCTTCGGTCAAAGTCAAAGAATAGAAGACATCATTACGCTTCAGGTTGAAAGATTGACGTAAAGAATCGAACTCAAACGAAATATCATCGAGTTGTCTCAGTTTACCAACGTAGAAACCTGTAAACGATGCACCGAGTTCGGGTGCTTCAGTGAACTGAATTTCATCGGAGAATGCAGTAAATGCATTTGTCGCACCAGGAGGTTGCAGAACACCGTTGATGAAGATGAGAAGATGACCAGCAGGATCAGGAAGATATTGTGTACCTGTACCCGTAGTAAGTTTAAAGTTAGTTTGGGTTCCATCAAATCCTCTGAAGGAACGCTTAACTCTTGCCTTAAGGTCAACCTTATCCAAGACAAGTGCTCTGTATCCATCAGCACCTTTAACAGAATCTTTCTCATCAAATGTTCCACGGATATCACTGAGATAAAGTCTCTTATTAAGACCAACCGTTCTAATATCCTGAACCAACGCTGCTGCAGCACCTGCTGTGGTAACTTTTGTGGAGATAGATGCATATCCAACAGGGAAGGATTCTGCAATTCCATAATCACCAACTAGATCACCATTTTGTAAGGTTCCTTGAACTTCAGAGATATAGATGTAGTTATTATCAAGATCCACTTCAGTGATAACTGCGTAAGTATTAGCATCTTGATTACCATTAACAACTTTATAAAGACGATTGCCCTCAGTAAAGACATTCAAACCACTTACAATACTAATACCCAATCTGATATAACCCTCTGATGCAATTCTCTGACCAACGCGAACGTCAAGACCAGCATACTTGCTAACATCAATGTACTGTCTGGAAGATTCGGGATAGATGACAGAAGTAGATTCAAAGGATCCAAGTAAAGTCTCAGTATCAACTGTGAGTTTACCACCAGTATTATTAGTTGTAGCAGCCTGAACTTTGAGGAAGGTGGTAGGTTCTGCAGTTTCACCACTAGTGTATCCCTTGAAAGGAACATCTTCAGTAAATCCACCCTTAAGATCGATAATGTGAAGACGATCTTCAATAGCACTAATTTGAGCAGAAGTTGAGTTCTCAGCACCAACAATAGTGTCCGTAACTGCCCAAGGACCAGCCGTAACACGAACATCAAGATACTTATAGTTCTCATCCTCAAAGAACCCGTAAACAACACCAGTGACAGAAGGAGCACCTTGCTTAGCAACGTTCTCATTCATGGTGAAAGGACCATCTGTAATGTCGCCGTCAATTCTAAAACGCTTATAAACCTGAACAATCAGACCCTCATTGAGAGTAAGTTTTTCGAGTTCTGCGTATTGGTCACTAGAAAGACCGTAGATAAAATCACTATTGTTAAGTCCACCAGCAATACCAACAGGAACGTCGCGTGTTCCAAATGTCTTAGCGGGAACGCTAATACCATTGACTTGAGTGATGGTAGTGTAATATGTGTCAACAGAAAGTTGCTCACGAATAATATTAAATCCGTAACGAATAGATCTCTGAATAGTTGCTTTAGTGTAGTCACCTGCAGCAGTGGAATCATAGTAACTATAGAAACCAGCATTTGTAGAAGGTGATGTCAGGGTGTTATCAAGCGCCTGACCCATGTAATCTTCAAGCAGATTGATAGCAAACTGTTTGATATTGAATTCAGTATCAGCGTAGAATACTTCACCACTGACAGCAGTGTAAGGATCCAAAGCACCTTTATTGAGTTTGAGACCCCAGAAGTATGCACCAGTATTACCATTTCCAGTCCAGGTAGAAGCACCATTAGCAGAGTTAACAACAACTCTTGCGCGTAAAGTACTAAAACCGAAGGAGAATGTAGTTGTAATATATGCTCTATACCAACCATCACCGTAAGGAACAGCACCATATGCGTCACCTGTCATACCACCTTGAGGTGTAAACAGAGAACCAGTAGTTCCAGCATTTAGGTTAAGATCAAAGAAGATATTCTGCTCTGCAGCAGTACCAGGATCAAGTTGCAACTGGAATCTTACAGATTGAGATCCAGCAGACTTGAAGAAGATTGAATATGTGTATGTTTGCGTTGCATCAACACCAACAGCACCAGTATCAAAGGTTTCTGTACCATTATCGAATGTGACAGAACCAGAGTCAAACGTTTCAAAAGCAGTCAGAGAGTAATCTCTATATGTGTCATGAACACCACCATTAAGGTTAGCAGCGTAGAATTTTTCTGCAGTAACAGTGCTGTCAGGTGCTGCAATAGAATTATTAGCAATTAACAGAGAATCTGTACCACCAAGACTATTGACTAACCAGTTTGCAGCAAAGTTCTCTGGGTTTGTAAAGAGGTTGGTTCCTGAAATTTGACCAGAAATATTAGAAGTAATTCCTCTTGCGCGAGCGAGGATCTTAACATTTGTGGGTTCGGTGAACCAATCATATGCAGAACTTACACCGCTGGTAGCAATTGTACCTGTTGCAGTGGAAGGAGCGGTCAGGGTGTCTGCTGCTGCCCATGCAGTGCCCGTGAAAGCACCAACATAAAGGATTTCATCATCACCATCCCACTCAAGAACAGTTGCTGTACCACCACCACTAGATGTAACAGTTTCACCAACTGCAAATGTACCAGTAGAAGCACTCAAGGTAATTGTGTATGCAGAAACCTCTTCAGTTACATCAGTCGTAACCAAATCATGAACAACATCTTCTACCAGACCTTCAAGGAAGTCAGTATACTGCCAAGCATTAGCACCAAACTGAGCATTGACGATATTTTGAATTTCGTCTCTATAGTAGTTCTTATTATAAAGGAGGTTCTTGGAAGCACTTCTTGCTTCATCCTTTCCAGGTGCCAGAATACCAACAGCAATATCAACCAGATCTCTCAAACGATAGACTACTTCATCGATATCGGTTGGTGTTTCGCTATCTCTGTAAGCGGTTTCATTAGTGTGCTGTGCAGCATATTGATCACCAGTGACTGTAGCAAAACGATCATAGAGAAGATTTCTAACTGCTTTTTCACCAACAACTTTAAGTTGTTCGATAGAGTAAACAGTTGCAAGTAACTCATTCTCAATATGGTTAAGAGTGAGATTTGCATTGAGATACAGTTCAATGGCAGCAATCGTGCTATTATTTCCACCAGTCTGAAGATCAGAGATGATGCTCTTAAGAATGAGTTTCAGATCTCTTTGGCAAGTTGCCTCACCAGTAGATCCAGGATAAGTCAGAGCACTGTAGTCAATATTGTTCAGAGTATATGTAAACTCTGCAGTAGTCAAACCAGTAATCTCTTCAGCAATATAATCTTCATTAAAGTGCAGACGATCTGCAGCAATATTGAAGTCATTGCCTGTGGGAGCAATGATATCATTGATTGTTGTAATCAAAGTATCAATTGCAGTCTTGACGTTT